CGTTAGCAACAGTACCAGTAACATTAGCACCAGTGATTGATGACAGAGAAGAGCCGTTACCTGAGAAATAATTTGCGTTTATAGCATTTGCAGTAATACTATTTGATACAGTAATGTTGCTTATACCGGTAATATTACTAGGCAAGTTAATATATAATGTCTGTGTACTTGATACCAAATTAGCATATTGTGCATTCGCACTTTGTGTAGGACTAAGTCCTACACTTAAAGTAGAGGTCCTAACTTGTATACTGGAAATATTAGCCTGTACAATAACATCGCCGGTTGGCTGATTAACAGTGATACCTAGACCAGGAGTTTGGTTGATTGAAGTTACCCCAGCAAGGCCTCGGCCGTTGAAAAGCTGAGTAAAGTTATTCTGAACCTTTGAAAATGCAGTTCTAATCTGGTCCGCTGTTGGATCATCAGGGAAAGAACCGAAATCTATATTTTGCTGAGACAGGGTAGTTCTCCTTAGTTATCTTGTATTTATCATTAACACACGATACCGAGGCATCCAAAAAAATAGCCGGAACAAATCCGGCTATTTTAATTACTGTTTTAAATGTCTTATAGACCTGCTAACTTCTTCCAATCACTGATGGATTCGTTGATATCAGTCGTATTGTATGAGCGCATACGATCCTTTTCACTTGCAATGATAGGAACCGTTGTCTGACCAGTTGACTTTTGCTTGTTGAGTCCGCCAGAGATCACTTTTGTCATGAAATCAATATCTTGTTCAAAGGTAGTGTCTGAAACTGTCTTACCTGGGCCTGCATCATTTGCCCATTCGTCAAGTTTCTTTCCCTTCTTGTCCTTCTTATCATCATATTCAATGTCTTTGGTGACTTTCTTTCCAGCTTTTTCAGCCTTGTTGTCGCGTTTGCCCTTATGACCTTCGTCATATTCAATGTCTTTGGTGACTTTCTTTCCAGCTTTTTCAGCCTTCTCATCTTCTTTTTGAGCTTTTGCTTCAATCATTGCAAATTTCTTGTAGATGTTCTCAAAGGTGAATTTTGATTCTTCTACCTTTTCATCATCACATTCACATGGATCATGATGACAGCCTGTGCATTCTTTGCTCTCTGCCATTTCAGGTTGATCTGTTTGATCTGATGTGGCTAGTGCTGAGTTTGCGGCTGCGTTGCCTTGAGTATCGTTAGAAGAATTTGCAGAACCGTTGTCTGGTGGATTCTGAGCGCCCTGCGGAGCTTGTGCTTGGCCTTCAGCAACTTCGTATTCCATCTGATCTTCAGATTCAACTTCATCTAGTACTTCTTCGTTACATCCGCACTGTGATTCCATCATGCCGCATTCGTTGCAATTTTCTTCATGGATTTCATGGTCGTAATCCATACCGCCATGACCTTCTTCGTCAGCATAGTCATCATCATAGTCTTCTTGATGCTCGCTGCCGCCGATATCTGACATTCTCTTGATGAGGCTCATCATTCCGTCGTGATCGTCTACGACTTCAATCTCGCCAGGTGCATTGATTTCTGATGCGCCACCGATTACAGGTGCATGACTCATTTCTGCTCCATCATCACCACCGAAGATACCCATACCAGCTTGTCTTACAAGAGCAAGGAGCTTGTCGGCTTCCTGGTCAGTTGCATTTACGCTCACTGAGTCTGGTGAATTTGCGTTGTCCTTAGAGATAGACACAGAGAGGCCTTCGTTGATAAGATTCTCTAGTTGACGATCCCACGCTTCAAAAGCATATTCATCAATCTTGCTATCATAGTTTGAGTTATCTGTAAATGTTTTACCACCCACCTTAAAATGACCGCCCTTTGGTGTCTTAGCAAGCGCAGCAGTAAAGGCATTACCTTCATCAATTTCATCATACATACCTGATTCAAGATCCTGGATCACATTCTTTACCCAGATACTGACATCGCTGGAACCGATCTCGTCTAGATCAATACCAGCATAGCGACCGGCTTGATCTTCAATTGCTGCCATGATCTTACCTGGACCAAATTTACCAACAACATCAACATGCGATCTTAAGATTCGGTTTCTAATTGCATTCATTACTGAATCGTATGATCCACGACCTTCATCAAGTGCTTGATCTGCCATACCATGAACTGTTGCTGGCATGTGAGGAGTGCGTAGACCTGCGATCGGACCCATACCGTGACACTCGTCTAAACCTTCTTTGTAGCCTTCATGATATGCTCTGCACTCTTCCATGTCATCGTAATTCTTACCACAGTGTGGATGGCCTTTGAGACCGTGTGCTTTACCCTCTAGGCGGGCGGCCTGAATGCGATTGTTCATATTTTCTTTAACTGCCTTTTTCTGTTTGTCAGAAGCTGCCTTCTTCATTGATTCTTTTTTGTTGCCGTCTTTATCTAAGTCTAGGAAATCTGGCTTTGCCTTCTTTGCTTCAAGCGTTGTTGCACTGCGGCCAGCGCCCAATCCAGCACCTTTAGTATCCATACCTGATGTTGGGGCGATATCGGCTTCTTCTATGCTTTCACTATCACCATACTTTTTACGCCACATGATATCGTAAGCAGCATCCTTAGCCTGTCTGGCTCTCACTTGCTTGTGTGCATCACCTGGTTTGGATTTACCAAATGCTCTATCGTGCATGTGACCAAGTTCTTGGGCATTGTACTTGTTGAATTTCTTTTCGGCTTCATCGCCTGTGTGCGCTTCATCTACATCTATTAGATTTCTCTCGGTCTTTCTTACTATATTTTGTCTTTTTATCGCCTTATTGATAAGTTTATTTGCATCTTGCCCAGTTGCAGAACCTACTTTACCTGCCAAATCATTTACGCTTTTTCTAGCTTTATCAGCATAATCCCATTTAGCTTCTGGACTTAATTCGTCAAGTTGTTCTTCCTCAACACTCTTCTTCCATCCGCTCTTTGCACGGATGGCGAAGTTTAGTTCTTGCTGCTTAGTATACTCAGGTGAACCCTTCTTGTGAGGACCAGACTTGTGTAATGCTGAGAGTTGTTTCTCTAGATCAGCCTTAGTCTTGCCGTTGAACATACCCTTCTTAGCAGGATTCAACTTAAAATCTCCTGCAAACTTTTCTTTCATTTGAGTCTGACCTGCAGGGGCCTGACCAGTAGCACCAGCAGCAGCAGGTTGCGCTTGCATTGGTTGACCTGGTTGTGTTCCGGGAGCTTGGACAATCTGTACGTCTTTGGGATCAAGATTCTTTAATACGTTTTGAACACCAGGATTATTGCTAGTCACAAATCCCATGCCAGCCTTCTTGTTAGTTGGATCCATGACTGGAAGTGGCTTTGCGCCAGGAGGAATAGCTTCGCTTAACTGCTTGAACATGTCCTTTAGTGTAGCAGGCTTATTCTGAATAGTAGCAGCAGATTCTTTGAGAACCTTCTTTTTCTGCGGCGCAGGTTTGGCTGCTGACGCTTCTAACTGAGTTAATTTAGCTAAGATGTCTTTCATGATTTATCCTCTCATCGCGCCAGTTTTAGGCTTCGCAGGTCTAGTAATTTTTGACATAGGGCTATGATCACCCATTTGTTTATCGTCTAGATATGGCTTGAATGGATCAAAAGCAGGAGGAGTTTTCTTGCCTTCATAAGGAATATCTATCTTTGAATCTTTTGCTTGATCCTTGATGCTGTCAAGATAAGAATTGCCGTATGCCTTGGATGCTGCTTTAGCACCTGCTTCTTCTTCCATCTCTTCATGGGTAAGAACTGGGCTATTCTTCATCTGATTGGCATAACCATCCATCTCACCATTGATGCTGTCATTGAAATCAGTACTGATGACTCTTACAAAATCAACTTGATGACCTAATAACTGCGCAAGTTGCTGAATCATTGGTTCGTTTGTTGGATATCTAAATTCTGCCTTGATGATGTGAACAGGCTGATTGGTTAGGTTAGGAAACCCGTACGGATCCTTTTGAATTGGAGTAGATACCGGAGCGGAAATCTTCACTGGATCAAACTTCTTTAAGTTATGGGCAAATAGTTCTAGGAAGTTCCGATCAACCTCACCAGCAATTTTGATGGTGTAGTTGTATGTATGAACACTCTCAACGATAAACTGTTTTAGACTTCTCATGTGGATCCCTGCATTGTCTTTATGATATATTTATCATTGATCGCGATTTTTAGTATTCAATATTTTAAGAAGTTCATTGCGATCCAATGATTGTCCCTCTCCCAATGGAGTTGACTCAATTTCTTCATTCTTTGCTTGCATCTTCTGATCAAGTTGTGCCTTCTTGAGTTGCATATCAAGCATCTTTAGCTTCTTGTTGATCTTTGCGGTCTTTGCTGTAATAGCATGTCCAAGCATCGTGCCAGCACTGTTGAATATCTCTGAACTGAACCTAGCTTCGACCTGTAAACCAAGATCCATCAAGTCTTTATAACTAGCAGTAGCCATCTCAGCAAGTTCATCCATCTCAATATCGGCTGCTTCCAATCCCCTGACCTGGGGCAATGCAGCTTCAATCTTTTCTAGATTACTCATCGCTGTGGTTGTTACTTCTTCTGCGTTCTCTAGCACAGGTAACATGAGTTCATTGGGTTCACTTGAATCCAGATCAAATAATTCTTCTAATTTCCTTGTCATACAAGTATTTATTTACTTGCGACCGTTTCGGAACAAATCCTCTTCAGTTATTACCCTAAACGTGAACCCTTGGCTCTTACAATAGGCGTTTGCTGCTGCCCATTTAGCATGATTGATTGCTACGACCATTCTATCTTTTGCACTTGCTAATTTGTTCTCAATCAGGCTCTGTTTCTTTGGCTTGATCTCAACAACTTCTGCGATAGTTTTACCTGTTTTATTTTTATAGACGACAAAGAAGTCCGGAATGTAGTTAGTTGGTTTGCCTGTCAAGGGATGACGATACGGAATCTTCATAGATTCACTGGCCCAGTGTGTTATACTACTATTAGAATCACAGAACGTCATGAACGTAAGTTCCCAGCCAGAACGATACCGAGGCTGATGCTTGCCTATGTATTTTTGTGGATTTTTGGGAGTATAAAAACCCTGTGCCCACTTGCCCATTCTACAGGACTACGTTGCGCTGTACAGCTTGATTAGGATTGGGTATTTGAGCGATACCATATAATGATACCTTTGACCTAAATGTATTCAGATAATAGCACATTACGCTATTCAACTGAAGAAGATTACCTGTACCTTGAATGATCTGTAGTAACTGTAATACATTATAGTTGCCTTGCTGTGCAATTCTAAAAAGAAGAGTAGCATAGTTGGCTCCAATGATTTTGTTGCCAGTGATACCTACAAAATATGAATAAACAATATCATAGTCTGCTGCGTTTATGATTAGGTCATTGTTGTAAAAACTATCAAAAATGGTTATAGAGGTGCCGACGCTGGCGTTGTTCGCAACATTTTTGCTTACTGTACTGATTTGTGCTTCTTTTGCCATAGTATTATTTATGCTTCGCTAGTTTGCTTTAAGTACAAATGGTTTGTCACCAACCGCGATCCTACCTTCGCCTCCCTGTATCCCTGCGTCAGTAAGGACTAGTTCAGTAGGCGGAGGAGGAATAGTAGAGGAAGATGAAGTACTATCAACAGGTACATTAGGATCAGGAGTAGGAGGCGGAACAGGGAAGGGCTGCGGAGGCGTGGGGACGGGAGGAAGCGGGAAGGCTGGGGTAGGTGTAGGAATAGTTGGAACGGGGGCAGGAACAGTAGGTTGTCCACCGATAGTTATTCCAGAGTAGGCTACATTGGCTCCTTCTAAAGTGGCAACATTCGGTGGAGGAGGTGCAGTTATTGCTGCATCTTCAATTACCAACGGAGGAATACTTCTTGCACCTATAGTAGGTGAGTTGGCTGTTCCAATTGGTCCCGGACTTGAACCTGCTACTGGGATATTGAACAATGTATTTCTGCTCGTAGGCGCAGTACGTATGGAACTAGATAGCAATGCGTTCAGTGCTTCTGGGGTTGAATTGTTTGTGTTTTGAGTAGGAGCAAGACTTTGCTGCGCAGCAGCATTTTGAGCAGCAAGGGATACGATCCGGCTGAGGCCGTCTAGTGGAGAATTTATTGATCCACCGTTTGCATCTACTAATCCACCTTGTCCTAGGGCATATCCATTTGATCCTGCATTAGCAATGGGACTCAATGTAGTATCATAGTTTTGATTATCCCCAAATCCAGTAACAATATTACTAGGATCACGTCCATCCATATTACCATAATTATAAACAACAGTTTCGTAATCTATTGACATTCTATCTGCCATAGTGCCGCCACCTTCAGAATAGTTATAGCTATCATGAGCAAAGCTAGTGACCAGTGGATTGACTAAGGTATACGAGGTAAAATTATGTTGGTTGAATCCAAATACTGTTATATTCTTGAAGAAGGGAACTTTTGCGCCAGTAGATTGCGATTGTCCCCCTGAGAATCCCCATCTATCATCTCCGCTAATAGAGGAGTCGTAGATATTTCTATTGTTATATTGTTTTGTGGCACCGCCGTTAGTTGGTCCGCCCTGTGCACCTTGGAGAACTGATCCTACTTGAGTTGAATCATTATAATAATACTGATAGTATGCATTCCATAACCCATTAATAATATCACCGTTGTCATCATGAAAAGTGACCTCAACAGGATCATATTTGATTTTGGTCTGTATAATTCTTTTTCTGTTATATTGATTTAACTGAACTGTAGAAAAACTAAATGTAGGTAGCTTTATTTCTTTTACTAACAGACCAAAATTTGTATTTGTGTTGACATTCGTGCCTGTCCGGCCGCCTTGGAATCCTGCGAATGCTTCAGGATTAATCTGAAAATACGTGTGAAATAGAAACTTAAGTTTAGGCGCACGTTCGTATGAATTTGTCCTAAAGGTTTTAGCCGCGTGGTTATAGTCCCTAAGTATGACGGGACCGGTATTATTGATACCGGTCCCTGAGCCACCTAATAGGGCTGCACCACTGTTAAGTAAATCTTGATTAAATCCTGACATTCAATGGATTAAAACTCATAAATTATGTAACTTATCGGCCTAGATTTACGCCTGCGCCAATACCTGAAACAGAACCAGTACGACTGTCCGTAGGACGATTGATCGGTGCACCGACGCCTGAGACGAGCGGAGCCTGAATTGCATTATCAAAGCGAATAGTTAATGAGATAGTGACTACATCGTTAGTAGCATAGTTAAGCGTGTTGTAGTTAGCTACTGAAACGAAGCATCCGTATAGTTCCCAAGTCTCAAGAACAATCGGAGTAGCAGTACCGTTGCCACCATCAAGAATTTCCATATTCAATTGGAATTTATAATCTTGTCCAGTTGGAGCAGATGCTTGTTCAACAAAGTCCAATTGCTTTTGAAGTTGCTGACCTACTGCCTTAGATACTGAACCAGATGCATCATCACGGATGTTGCAAGTTAGCGTTTGCCACTGATGTTTTCCTGCAAGATATAAGGTTGAGTTATATACAGGGAGTGTTATTTCTTGAAAGGTCACGTTTGGACGTGAGCAGTCAACTACTTGTTTGGTAAGAGCTAAACCAGCAGTAGAACCAACTCCAAAATTGAGGAAGTTAAGTCTATATCTAAACTGTAGCTTTGGCATCAACAAGCCCTGATTACCACCAGCGTTATCTGTCGGTACAGTCATGTTGACTAATGATTGTGAGGCTGTTGCCATTTGTAAGTTCTCCTATTACATTTATTTATCATTGTTGAAGCGGGTACCCGAAAGCACCCGCTTCAATTTTTACTTATTACCCAGAGTTCCGGTTGCTAGAACACGAACCGGAATATAGATGAATTCAACTGCTTTGACAGGCTCAATCGCAACATCTACCCACAATTGATTTTGATCAATCGTAGTCGGGGTATTGTTTGAAGTATCGCATATGACTAGGTAATCATAAATTCCTCTTTTTGCTACAAGAGTGACCATCAGTGACTGAATCACACCTGCAATTGATGCTCTAGTGATAGCATCATTTGGTTCAAATACGAACGGTCTTGCTGCGATATATAGCTGAGTACGAAGATAGCAGATAAGTCTTACTACGTTGATTCTATCAAGCGCAGTTTGTGATGCATAGCTTGAAATGTTACCATAGCATAGCAATCCGTTACCAGTGAAGTATACTAGAGGGTTGATGTTATTGGTATATAACACATCTCTGAGTCCTTGATTTGGCTTGATAGAAACGAATTCACCAGTTTGTCCATTGATATAACCAATATTTGTGGCATTATCAATGATACCTCTGTTCGTACCTGCTGCTGCGAACCAAGGATATGCAACAGTATCATTGCGCAAGAAGGTTCTGATCATCATGTATGATGGGGGAACCGCAACAGCATTTCCAGCCAGATCAGTAGTAAGCCCTGAAGGATAGAACAGACCTACATATGTATTTCGTGTAGCCTGACCATATGGTGTCGCTGTACCAGTTGCATCTTGTGCCCAAGTTTGAATGGTAGTCGCATCATTTGGAAGTCTCATCGGAGTATCACCTATGATGAAGGTAGTTTCACCCCTATCACCATTGAGAACAACCATGTCAGGAATACATTCAGGGTAAGCAGGAGTTGCCATCAGATTGAATGCATTGTCTTCATCACGAATATCTTGATTAGTTTCAATCGCTGATTTGAGTGCCTTAACTACCATTTGTCTTTGTGCCTGACGACCCATATAAGGACTACCGTCTAGTCTTAGTCCTGATTCAGATACCCAGGTGTAAGAATATTCGGGTAAGTTTGATGTATTAGTAGGATTACCTGGGTCATACAATCCGGCATCTGGATAAGAAGCACTTGTAAAGTAATTTGTAGCAAATCTCTTTACGTTGTATCCAGAACGTCTTGTGTTGAATAGAAGCATCCCAACTGGATAAAGAGTATGGTCAGGAGCATCTAGATCAAGATAATTACTAGTCAACATTGATTGGATAGTTGGAATCGGATCAGTTGCTGGATTAATCGCGCCGCTTGTGCCCCAACGAGCATCAGCAAAAACTACGCCCGAAGAAGAAACTTGGTCTGCATTGTCGAGTGCTACCCATTGAGCGATACCACTTACACTCTGCCAACGATTGATCAATGGATAGACTTCTAAATCGCTCGTATCAATCCAAATATCACCGTATACTAAAGGAGTCCCGTCATACTGAGTAGTAGGAGTAGTTGGACTGACTAGAGGACCATTTGGATCAGTCATGTTAGTACCGTTAGGCAGTGGGAATCCAACTGAGTTATAATTTACATTACTATAACCCTTCCATCCAGTAGTTGTATTGACCATGATGTCAACTTGGTCAATTACGCTGTAATACCAGTTAGTATTGCTTGCAGGAAGCGTATTAGGAGGTCCTGACTGTGCAGTCATTTCAAATGGATACCAGTTTGTTAACTGAACTGCATATGTTTGAGTAGTTCCAGCACCATTTGTCAATCCGCCTGCGCCATACCCTGATACAAAATAGATAGATTCTACTGCACCGGTTACGCCGTTGACAGTACCGACCTTAACCGTTAAGTCATTAGCCGGAGAAGTTCCACCTAGTTCAGTTCCTGTAAACACAACACTGTCACCGACTGCATATCCGGTGCCAGCATTAAAAAATGTTGTAGGATTATAATAATAAACGTGATCATGCGTAAGTTTTACTTCTATCACAAGTCCTGTTCCGCCGCCAGATGTACTAGTTTGTGCTGCTTGGAAAGTAGGACTTGAGAAAGGACCTATAGTAACGCCATCGACACCAGCGTTAATTCTAAAGCCTGCATCATAGCAAAGTCCATTAGAGAATCCAGTAGTTGGACTTGAATCATTGATGACAATTACACCACCAGCAGTATGGGTAAGCTGAATTGCTCCAGTGCTAGTTACTGTTGCTGTTGTGAATGGTACACCTGATGCTGACCAAGCTGTCAAAAACTGAGTGACAGTTGCATTATCAGGAACACTCAATGTATACGTGCTAGACAATGAAGATGATCCCGGAATAGATACTTGAACATATGATGTATATGGGCCATTGCTAAATGTTGGATTATTTATACCCCCAGTAACAACAGTTGGTCCAGTGGCAATTCTTTCCCAGTAGTAGACAGGAGATGAAATATCTCCTTCATTGTCATAGTTGAACTGAGTGTAAATAGTTCCAGCTGGGATGGATGATCCTCCAGTACTGTCTAGATCCGCAATCGCATCCCAATCAGATGTTGCAAAATTAGGAGTCTTAGGTACCCAAGTAAGAGCAGTAGAATTCCATTCAGCAATAGAAGGATTCAATCCGTTACCTGCGGTACCGACCTTGATCCATACCGAACCGCTAGGAGCAGGCTGTGCTTGTCCCGCTTGCCAAAGAGGTTGTTGAGAAGAATATCCAGTGAATGCTTGTGGTTGGAAATAAGTACCAGCAGGAATTCCCAGATTAGTCAATACTGTGCCGGTTCCTGCAACGATCTGAAGACTAGGCACAGTATTTGATCCAGGTTCTTGTGTTTGCTGGCTATAGAGTACCAATGCACCGTTGATAACAAACGCATATACTCCGATGTTTAATGCATTAATACTACTTGCAACAATAGCAACAGTATTATTAGGTGCTCCTTGAACGGTGATCGGGAAAGAGGTACCACTGTACACGATAGAGAACGAGTTGCCAGCAGTTAATGTTGGATTAGACTGTGTTCCTATGATAGTTGGGTTCGCACCAATCCATTGTTGTGTCCCTATTCTTACCCACTGATTAAGAATATTCTTAAAGTAAAATTGACCTGATGAAGAATCTGCAGGGGACGGTGTAACTAAAATACCGTTATCATTATATTGAGATAGTGGGATCGCGATTACCGCATACTGTCCAATGCTACCGATACTATCAAGTGGCGCTCTTCCGTATTGATTGGTGCCGATCTCAGCAGAATCTGTTATGATAATAGGTTGCTGAAGCGTGAACTGTCCGGTAACGGCATTGAATTGATAGATACCCCAAGTTGAAGCAGCGGTGTCTAACCACCAAGTTCCGTTAGTAGGAGTTCCTACAGGACGAGAAGTTGATCCTACTAGGCTTGCTAGATCAATATCTGCTCTCAAGGTATAAGCAAGATTTGTTACACCGAGTGCAGAATATGCAGTAAGCAAGCCGTATTCATTGAGTTCGTATCCTTGAATAGGAGTACCAGCTGATGTAGTATAGAAGAACGGAGTACCGTATAAAGAAACTAGATCGCTCTGGCTAGTTACGAGATATAGTTTACCTGCATTTGCGGCTGTCGTTCCAGGTGCAACTCCAGTTCCATTTGGATTTGCTTTATTTTGTGCAGTCGCTAGCACGATCAATGGAATAGAATTAAGGGGCGCTGGAAGGTACTGTGATTGATCAATGATTGAAACCTGTACGCCTGGTGATACTAGAGTCATATTTGTTTTCCTTTGTAATATTTTGAGGTTTACTACCTGGCTCAGAATTTTGTTCTGAGTTTGTAAAAGTATTTAGTTTATTTCACAAAAAATAGTGCCTTAGACTATTAAGTAGACCTTTAAATGTAAATTGTTAATTGTTTTGATAAATAACATAATGAATGACAATCCCGAAGCATCCGTATACTGGATACATTTAAATATCCACACCGATCCCGAATCCGAAGGCTACATCGGGGTATCTAAAAATCCAACATCCAGAATAGCCACCCATTTACGTAGGGCAGAAAAAGGTAACCATCACAATAGTAATCTTATAGAGACCGTCAGTACATGCGGTAAAGACTCTATGAAAAGTCAAATACTTTTTTCCGGAACAGAAGCGGAATGCTATGACAAAGAACTCCTGTTGCGGCCAACAAGAAATATAGGCTGGAACATAACTGAGGGTGGTAGAATGGGCAGCGGAGCACCATATGGTGTTCCGAAGAATAGAGAAAAACTTAACGCCAAAAAAGCGGAAAGAGAAAAAGCAGAAAGAGAAAGAAACGACAGGATAGCTTCTGGTGTTCCCACCGCAGAAGACTTAGCCTATCTAAAAAAAATAAAGGATCAAACGATACGCCACAAAAAAAGACTGTTAGGCCTTGAGCAAGCTGATCATTTACCTAACAGTCTAGCTGATCTTAGACCGATGTGTTCTCGTTGCAATAAAGAACCATGTGCAATAAACTATATTAGAAAAGGAAAAACACATTACAGAAAAATATGTGATAGTTGCGGTAAACAGAAAACCAACAAAAAGCCAAAAATACACACCTGGGAAAGATCCGGTTACAAAAAAAAGACAACGTGTGATTGTTGTGGATTTAAAGCCTCATATAGCAGCCAATTGACCGTCTTTCACATCGACGGAAATTTAACTAATGTAAACTTTACCAATCTTAAATCTATATGCTTGAATTGTGTTGAAGTTGTAAAGCGACGAGAGGTTAATTGGAAGAGGGGAGACCTACTTGTTGACCGATAGGATGTTCTCTAGTTGTTCATGCAATTCAGTTACCGTTCCGTTGTTATCTAGATGGTAATCGTATTTTAGACCGACACTGGAATATTCGCTGGCATGAACATTGTAATAGTCTAGCTTTGACATGCATAATAGACGCTGTCCTACATTAGTAATGGTGTTATGCAACTCAGCATAAGAATACCATTCAGGATTCTCACCACGGTGAGTTCGCATCGTGACGCCGCCCGCATTCTTGATAGCATCAAGTTCATTGGGGAAGCGACAATCAGTGAGTACGATATCGTCTTTGGTGCTACGTAGTTTGTTCTCTACAGATGCGACCCAGATGTCGTTGTGGAATCCCTTGCGGCAAACTTCTGTGCCCCATTGTTGTAGGATATATCGTGGAGTAAGATCAGGGATACCTAAACGGTTCGCCCACCATTCGTCAACTTGCTCACGCCATTCACGGCTGGTTTTAGTTGAACCTTCAAGAAGTTCACGATCCCAACCAAAGACAGCCGCAACAGCATCCTTCAATGTACCAGCAAAGCTCATACGCTTGAAGCCATGCACAGTGCAGAGATAATCTGCTGCGGTGTCTTTGCCTGAACCGATTAGGCCTGCGATTGATATAATCATTCTTGTATGATACTACAGGGTTGATTTAATGTCAAGCGTTAGTTTAGGACCGTACTTGTTATTAAACTTGACATGTCTAGACCAAGGGCTGGGACCATAGCCCGTCGCAGTAATCATAGCTTGAATCGCTTCCCAAAGTTTGGGATTGGTGTCTTGTACGTTACGGATTAAATCCCACATTTGGTCACCGGTAATGTGATTCCCGACTCCAAGAGTAGTCCAATAGATAATAAGTTGTCGGACATCTTCCTCAGTAAACTCAGGTTGCTTTGCCTGCTCTTCTGCATCCAACAATGCTTGGATATCTTTATCTAGTCCCATATCATATCTCCTATTAAACTGTGTGCTTGTTGCCAGCAGCAAGTTTGCCAGACCAATCATCTTGCACATCTTCGAGCAACGGATAGCAATAATGCTCGTCGTCTCCGTACTCAACCCACTTGCCGCAACCCAGATAATCATCTTCGCAATGACCGGCGCGGTCAGGACCTTGACCAAGATCGCCGCTGTAACCATAGCTATCGTAGCCATCGTTATCGCACTCGGAGTCTGGATTGTTCCCGTTGCCGTAACCACCACCGTTCTTGTACCACCACTTTTGATCCATATCGTATGAATGAGAAACAGTAGGACTATATTTTCCAGCAGACATGATGTTAGCTCCGTTTGTGTGTTTCTGTCTATGATTTAATATAGCAAAACGGGTAACCGATGTCAACCTAAATCGTTAAAAATATCACCTAATAACACACTCATTTGAAGACTGGCTTGCGATTGCTATGATCATTCTTATAATATAGCACAAGGAGTGAGTGTTATCAAGTCCTAGTTTTCAAAAAATAACGAATTGATTCTTTTGGTAAGCCTAGCAACATTCCGATTTTAGCGTGGATTGTATTAGACGATTTGTTGTCTACGGTTACTTGTCGAAATAGTTTTACTAGTGGAGGGCCACGCCATTCCTCACCGGGAAGCGTAAGTATGACAAGATGGTGACCGTGACTCGGACCTTCGCCTTTTGCGGCTAGTTTAATAATACCCTTTTCAATGTATGGCTTGAACAATTCCATTTCATCACCAAGACTATTGATGGCGCTGGCGGGTTTAATGCCCTTAAGCATAAGATTAAGACTTTTACCTTCTTGAGGACCAATGTGAGGTTCATCCCGGCCATTGGCCCGCCACTCAAATCTAGGATCATAGGGAGTGGATTCATAATCAGCTAACGAATAATCGTATTTGGATTCAAGAAGCTCGCTGATTCTCATATTAGCCCTGTATCCATGTCAGGGGCTGCGAATAATCTACATAATTCTTGAGTTCAAGGATCAGTGCTTCCTGCATAGCCTTTGCCTCTGCCTTCATCGCTGTCCCGTTCAATGAAGTGCCGCCACCTGGACCAGCGATACTAGCAAACTTTTCACGGGCTTCTCCTATAATACCCTTACAAGTTGCTAGAATATAGTCAGCGATCCAAACACCAGCACCTGGATCTTGAATGAGAACTGCTTCTGGTCTCTGAATGTCTGCCCAGATAAGGATACGCTCTCCGGTACCCTTGAAGTCACGAGTGATACGAAGTAGCTTGGTCACAGGATCAAATGTATAAGTCAGATAACCACCGAACATTCGTGCTGCTAGTTCAACGTAGCCAGCGTAGAAGTCGTATGTCGCCATGCCACCTGTGTAATTATAATTCAACAGATAGGTGTTGAGAATCGCACTTGAGAACGGATCAAACGACGATGAAGATGGACCTGTTTCTAGACCCACTGTGCGTCTAAACAGTGAGCGCACATTGATGAACTCTGCTGGGAGCGTATACGTGTCAACATTTTTGACAACTGTCATCAGAGTGTATGTTTCTTGTACCGCGTTCTCTGCACGTTGACGATAGATTTTTATCGCATAGTTGTATGCAGCTTCATAATGCTCTGGGTCTAGTTCAAGATCAACAATCCCGCCGCCTAAACGAAGACGGACATTTTCAAAAACTGCTTGCTTCAGTTCATCTAAGTTATAGTTAGTTGGTGTGCCTAAGATATTTGCGGTCATTGTGGTTTCCTTCAATGTTATTTATCAAGAAACACACTGCCTGTACATGAATCTAAACTGATTCTATTTTTTGGCACGGGCATTTAACTTTTCAGTTAATACGGTGACGTAAAATTCTAATTCAATAGTAGTACATGTATTCAACACGCTAGTAAACATATGCAAGCGTTTACTTTTATCCACTATTTTCTTATTAGGTTGCCATCCTGTACTTTTTTGTAGCTCGTTGAGTTTTTTAAGTGAGTATAACGGAGTTCCGTCAGAAAGAAAAATTATATCCTCTGATTCTGACTTTCTAACTTTAGCTTTATTTTCTTTTGGGGGCGGCGCGCCGTTTTGATTCCAACGAGGGCTGCTTGTCCTTAGTAAGGTAGTCTGTATTTCATTTGAAATCAAATTCGGTTTTTCATTCTGTAACCGCAAGAATAACTCGTTATTCTTTATTCTGATAAGATCAGAAATATGTGCAGGTTTGTTTTCTAAATCAGCATAGTTGACCTGTATAATAGTGTACCTATCAGTATACATCAATAGTTTTGTTGATAGGTCATGATTATAATTTTCAGTCATATTTGCTTTATAGGAGTTATACGTACACTCCAGCAATGCCGCATCCATATATCTTTCTAAATAAGGTATCCCCTTTTGTGGGATGCGGCTTTTTGGAATGATCCATTTCTGATGTGTAATTGTTTTTTTACTTATTTTGCCACCGATACTCAACGCATTACGCTGGGCAGGCAAGTTTGCTACAGGAATAGATAATTCAATGTCATGTAAACCAAACTTATATGTCTCTGCTAGAACACACGGTTCGTACACACACTCTATCCAAACATCATAATCCGGCAAATAGAAGTCACAGCGGTGTTTAGTAGTGTCAGAATATAACTTCTCACGTTCATATTTTATGTCGTGTGCTATCAAAAACTTATTAACAAATTCAGCTTCAAACATACTTCTATATTCAAATCCATCTTTTGCTATGGTTTTTTTTCCATAAATTGGTGCGTTCATTTTACGTATCCTTAGTTAGGCAAGATCGTAGTAGTATCAGTTGGACAACGCTTGAACTCAAAGTCAGCAGTTTTTGGATTATACTGAGCGACATTACGCTGTATCGCTATTTCTTGTAGATGTGCATTACCTGCCTGCTTGCCAGCCGCCTGGCCAATGGCAAATCCCATTAACATGCTACCGATAATGCCCCCCGATAAAAGGTGCTATCACAGAGTTCATAGGTCACCTTCCTTGTTCTGAAAATATTCTAAGTCTTCCGGATAGCAGTACATTGGAATTCCACTAGGAGTGGTCTTGTTTATTGCAAGCATCCCATCATACGGCTCATTTCCTCTAAGAATAGTAAATGCCGAGTGATTTTCATCTTCCCATTCACTTCTGTGCTTATAGCATATTACATATGTTGCTTCTGTCATAGGTCACCTTCTTTTCTGTTCTCGCTATAAAATGGATCAAACGATCCACCTGGATATCGTGCAGACAGCTTACGCACATTCTCTGCGATGACATCGTTAGGGTCAAGCGCCAACGCACGACAGGCGCTGATCCAATACCAGATAATGTCTCCTAACTCACGTTTCATATGAAAGAGATTTTCTTCCGTGAGCGGCTTACCTTGAAAGAGCATCTTCTTGACGATCTCTTGAAATTCACCCGACTCGCTACCTAATCCCAATGCCCCGGTGATAAGAAGGGAGACATTGATGTCAGGCCCATGCCGTGCCTCAGTCTCACCTTCAAATAACTCATGGTTGCCGTCAAGCCTGTCGAGACGATTCATGAACGAAGTGAGATCATTGCTCTCTGCACTCGTCACCGCCTCAACAAAGTCCTTATACTTGTTTAAGTCAATCTTATCTGTCATAGTTCTACTCCATTCTTTAAGGGGCTGCGATCATGCCATTCGCATGATAGACGAATATCGGATATCTTAGCCTCGCCCGACTTGATAAAAGGGGCGGAGGGCAGGATCCTAGCGTAGTGTGCGTTTACCTGTTTGCAGTCATGCATAGTCGCGCCCTGTCCCAAAAACATAGCTGCGATAAGATGTCCCTTTAGATAGATAGTAGCAAATAGTTTCATGGTACCCATTCCTCTAAAATGCTTTCAGGATGATCATCTTGTCATTGAAGCGACCGTTCGGGATCGCGGACACTGACTTGATGTCTTTGAAGAACTTACGAGCAGCAGGCTTGCTACCGATAACGCCCTTCAGTTGTTCAGCAGGCTTGCGAAGTGTCTTCATCTCGCTCTGCTGCTTGTCAAAGCCGAGCAAAGTGTTGCCCTTGATCGTTAGGCACTTGCTGTAGTCGTCGGCAATGTAGTGATAGAGCTTGCGACGAGCAGAGTCATAGATCCAAGCCTCAGTAGCATTATGAAGCTTCACAGGATGAAGGCTCACGAGATCCAGCTTTTGAGCAGCATCCTTGAACTCCTTCATATACTTCAGCTTTGCGACGATCTTCTCCACTGGAGGAGCCTTGCGAACACGCAGCTTCTTAGTCGCTTGCTTAAGTGCAACATACCCGTTGAGATCAGCGATGACTTGATCAATGAACTTGAGAGTGTTCTTGACCTGCATCTTGGTCATGTGAGCATAACCTTCGTTCAGTTGCTCACAGGTTCCTGCTTGCAGTTCAACATACTCATCACGCAGCCGCTGCCAAAACTTGATGATGTTCGGCATATGCTGCGGAAGCACATTGCCTTCCTTGAAGAAGCCGACGACACGATCCTTCGTCTCAAAATCTTTAGGATACCCAGCGGCAGCAAATTCATCAAAGATGCTGTCAGTATCTCCGGCAGCCTCGGATGCTCGCTCACGCATGATCTCTTGTATGTTCGGGCGCTCTACAGTCTTGGTCTTTGTTTCAACTTTCTTAGCTTCAGCAGCTTCAGCCTTGACGATCTCTACCAGCTTGTCAACTTGCTTATTGATGCGTTCAACTTGATGTTCATCAAGAATGAGACCACGGGTGGCAATACGGGCGGCCCAGCCAACTGAGGTGGAAATCTTGTTTTCCGGAGCCTTGCGGACGAGCTTGGCCTTATCAGTCTGCTTAGTGTCCTCTAGATAACGAATCAGAAATTCTTTAGCTTCCTTGACACTGTAAAATTTAGAATACCAGTTATATGCCTGGCCGAGTTCACTTTGGCGGCGTTCAGGCTCAGGCTGACGATCAGAGAAGTTAGGCTCAGCACCATAGTGAACCAGATCCGCATCCTTAGGAACAAGATCCTTCACGAGAAGATTGGTAGATTTATTAACTACACCGATCTTGCGATTAACTGCAACTTTGCCTTTGGGACGAGCCATGAGATTCTCCTTGATTCAGCTTACTTATATAGAATACAACATTCCTTTTAGAATGTCAAGCCTTATTCTCCGATAGGGAACTCTCCGCCCATCAACATGTCATGTTTCATTTCATGCTCTTCTACCAACGCAAGTTGCTGCTGGGCACGGGTGAGGAAAAGTTCGCGTTGACGGATTTTCCAACTGCCTGGCGCAAACTCACCGTCGCATGACAGGTTCTCAGGACTTAGGTCATATTCCAGCTTTTCAGCAAGTGCAAGACGGTGCCAAACGACATTGAGGTTGAATTCCGGCTGCCAGAGTTGCTTGCGGATGCGATTAGCAGTAGCCATGTATTGAGTGAGTTCGTTCATGTTCCGTCTCCGTTGCTGTCTATGATTCAATATAGCAAAAAGGGTAACCGATGTCAAGCCTTTTTTGTTTTAAATTCGATGGTGGAACAGATCGCCGGACCATACCGCTTGTGGAACTCGTCAAATGTTTTAACCAGAGACACGATCATTGGCACGTTCTGATATTTCAGCAGGTAACGTGCAATCGCCACAGGAAAGATCGTGTCCGAGTATTCAGGTGGTATCGCTGCTAGGCGAGCCAAAACTTCTGTCTCGTTGTGTTCCCTCAGCATCACAAAGCAGTCCTGGATTTCTTGTGCAACCTCTACAGGTGTATTGCAATTGATAGTATAAAAAATGGGGTAGCTCGTGCTTGCGGGCGCTTCGAAATGCTCGTAGATGTAGTTATAAAGCTGATCCCAACTGGTAGCAGTCAGATGAACATCATGCTTAGATGCGATGACAGTATTCATGAGGTCAAGTGCAGTTTGATATTTGGTCACTGTCTGTCTCCGTTTGTGTGTGTCTGTCTATGATTCAATATAGCAAAAAGGGTAACCGATGTCAACCGTTATTATCCAAAAAATAACGATAAATAAAGATAGGAGAATAGTATGCCTAGGCTGTCACTTTGGAGACCTAATAAACAGAATGATTATCGGTTCCTAGACCGGACTATCGCAGAAATGCTGACGGTCGGTGGCACTGACCTATACATTCATAAGTATGCAGGTATCACGAATCAAGGTCCATCTACTGATCCCACAGAACCACAATTTTTGGAACCAAATCCTACGCAGATTCAGGATTTACTTTTTCTTGAAAACAGAGACAGAAAGTATGACCCCAACATTTATCGTCTCCGTGGACATTATAATGTTCAAAACCTAGACTTTGATCTAAGTCAGTTCGGATTGTTCCTAAACAATGATATCGTCTTTATCACTGTTCACTATAATGACATGATTGACATCATCGGCCGTAAATTGATGGTAGGCGATGTGCTGGAACTCCCCCATCTGCTTGACTACAATCCATTGGATGAGACGATTCCAGTTGCACTAAAACGTTTCATGCAGATCACTGACGCCAATTATGCGAGTGAAGGATTCACTCAGACATGGTACCCGCATCTATGGCGCATCAAGTGTGAACCTCTCGTTAACTCTGAGGAATTTGCTGACATCCTAAATGCACCAATCAATCAGGACAACTATCTAGGAGATTTTGATACGACAAAAACATATCCACCGGGATACACAGTGACTTACGGCGGCATCGTTTATGAATCAACTACGAATGTTCCACCTGGAACCACTCCTCCGAATTCTGCTTACTGGAAACCAATCAATAACGGAAGTCTCGCTGATATACTGTCAACTTACAACAAAAATATTGCGATCAATGATGCGAACCTAAAAGAAGCAGAAAAATTAGTTCCAAAATCTGGATACGATACTAGTAAACTTTATGTCATTCCTACCTACGGTGAATATCAAGCCAACGGCGTTCCTTCAGGGCAACTCAACGAGCCGGCACCGCCTATTAGTATTGTCATTGACGTAAATTCTACTAGTACGACTCCGGTAACTGGTTCTGTTATGATGGTACGTAATCCAAGGTACAGAAGTACTGCTGCTGGAATAAGAGTTAGTAAACAAGCATTACAAAACATCTGGGACATGTCTGTTGATGCTGATCCCGCAGCAGAAAAACTTGACAAGTTCGTGCAAGCACAGTTATCTTTAATAGAGCAGGCGCCAGAGAGAACAGGAAGTGGTTCAGGTCCTGTCTCAGGAACAAGATTACTTACTGTTGAATCTATGGGAACTATCACTGGACCATACGGTACTGCTGATAATACATATGCTACCGCAGATCAAAATCCAGAATTGCCTGGATTCACAGGTGATATCACAATAAACATGGACTATCGTGCAGACTGCGTTCCTGGATTCCAATACATCACTAGATCAACTCCGAGATCGTTTGGCTATCTAGCAGGATATCTTACTGGCGACGGTGCCGCCCCTGACGGATTTGATACTGGTGCCGGTATTTCCTTCCCGCACAATCCGAAAGTCGGAGATTATTTCTTACGTATAGACTATTTACCACAGTTGTTATATCGCTGGAACGGTCGTCTATGGGTACAGATTAGTCAAAATGTGAGAACACAGACTGGATTTGCTGATACGACAAACCAATCACAGTTGAATAGCTTTATTAATGATCCAAAGGAAATCTATCTAAATAATACTGGTACGACAGTGCCAGAATTGCAGCCGCTATCTACTATCCTATCAACTCCTCCGTCGTCCGCAATTATTCCGCCTGAAGAGAAAGATTTATAAAAAATGGCGACTTTTTTCTATGATTCGCAGATACGCAGATTCTTATTACAGTTTGCAAAAATATTTAGCCAATGGGAAGTTACTAGGGGCAATGACCCAAATGGTAATCCTATCCGTGTACGGGTACCAATAATGTACGGGGACAGTAGCAGACAATCAGCTACTATCATCGCGAATAACAGTGCTAGCAATCTACCGACTGCGCCGCTCATCACTTATTACATCAGTGGAATAGAGTACAATCAAAGGTGGACGCAGGACCCAACATTCGTTGACAAACTTAATGTGAGTCAGCGTAAATTTAATCAAGAAACACAACAATACGAGACAACACAGGGCCAAGCCTTCACTGTTGAGAGATTGATGCCGGTGCCCTACACATTGCGCATGACTGTAGATTTTTGGACTACTAATACTAATCAAAAATTAGAGATATTTGAACAGTTGAGCACCTTGTTTAATCCGGCACTTGAGATTCAAAGTACAGATAATTTCATTGACTGGACTTCATTGTCCGCAGTATTCCAAGATGGATTGACATGGACGAGTAGGTCAATACCTCAGGGTACAGGGAATCCTATTGACATTATGACTTGGAAGTTCTACATGCCTATCTGGTTAAGTACTGCGTCTAAACTAAAGAAATTGGGCGTCATCTACAAGATCATAGCATCTATTCACCAAGGAACTACTTTACAAGACATTCAAGACGATGAGTTATTGTTAGGTACTAGACAGAAAATTACTCCATATGGTTATAAACTGTTGCTACTAGGAAATCAACTCCAGTTGTTACCAGCAGATGAGCCATTTTACCCTTCAAATGCTGATTTAACACTTCCAGATAATCCTAATACTAGTCTTTATTGGTCTGCGTATCTAAATGTGTACGGCGCAATAAGACCCGGCATATCTCAGATATGGCTAGAAAATCCGTATATGGCAGATCCTATTGTAGGCACAATCGTACTTAATCCAGTAGATGATCGCTTTTTGATCTATAATATTGATCCGGCGACATTGCCACAAAATACATTAGAGCCAGTAGACAGTGTTATAAACCCGCTTCTGACCGGGCCAAATGCAGGCTTGCCTGGTCCTACTCCTGGCAAAAGATATCTCATTGTTGAGCATATCGGTCATGTTAACGATTCTACAGTTGCCTGGGGCAACTTAATTGCCAATGCAAATGACATCATTCAGTTTGACGCAGGTACTATGAAATGGTTTGTCGCATTTGACTCTCAGGCTCAAACTGCTACCACTGTAGAATTTGTGACCAATCTAACTACCAATGTTCAATATAGATTTAGCAATCCAGATGCCATCTGGGTAAAATCATATGATGGATGGTACGGCGAGGGTGATTATTCTATCGTAATCTAATAGCTGCTAAATAAAAGATGACAGTTACTGCATCAGGTGTCTTCTTTTATAGCTCGTCTTCTAATAGATATCTATACCTGTTAAGATCAGATAAAAATCCAACTTGGAGTATTCCTGGTGGTAAGATAGAAACGGAAGAGACTCTACTAGAAGGAATAGAACGAGAATGTACCGAAGAGATGGGTATGTTTGACGTTGATTGGAAACTTATTCCTATACAAAAGTTTGTAAATAAGTCTTTCACTTATAACACATTTTTCTGCGAAGTAAAAGAAGAATTCGTTCCTATATTGAACCAAGAACATATAGGATATGCCTGGGTGCAATCGGGAAGTTATCCTAAACCGCTGCACCCAGGCCTATTTTCTACTGTTAACATTGATATAGTTATTGAGAAACTAAATTTACTTACTTAACTTACGCCGAACAACTTCAAGAAAGACGGGCCAGCTGCCGATCCTGCTAGCACGCCTGCACCCATTAACATCCATTTCCATTTTTCTAAAGCAGTTATTTTCTTTGCCAGCTCGGTATGAGAATCTACATTAGTTTTTTGAAAGCTGGTCATCATGGCTTGAGTAGAAGTGTTGTTTTCATCAATGATATCTCGCATCTCTTTCAAGCCAGTCTTCAAATCATCAACTTTTTCTGTGAGATTTGAATACTGGACTTGAAGGACCGCAATATCGGTTTCAGTTTGTTTTGGTTGCACCGATAATGTTGACATTGATTATACCTTATGCTTTGTCTACAGTTAGTAGAGGATAAGGCATTGCATTTGCTACGTTTGCAGTTGCAGCAGTGTTGAATGTTGCAAACCCAGGAGCAGCATTAACATAACCTAGATTTCCAGTTGGTTGTCCAGGAGAAACAATGTTTCCAAGTGCGTCAGGGCTAGAGCTAGCAGTGAATATTCCTAGAGTGTGATCACTTAGAGTCTGTAGTTTTACAGCCGTTGAGTTTGCATACTGAGCAGTGATAGACATTGTATTCGGAAGAAGTGCAGTGTTAGCTAGATTTGCAGTGTAGCATTGTGCTGTAAGACCAGTTGTTAAACCTGTAACAAGATACTTTTGCTTGCCCTTTTGACGAACAATGAACCCTGCTTCTGCTTTAGCATACACATAATTAACCGGAGTTGAATATGTTGTCGTAGCGTTAGCAGTCAATACTGCGGTGTGCTGATTCAAGTTAGTGGCAGCAACATTACTGGTATTTACCGGAACATTTGCACCACCTGGATTTGATAGTACAGTGAAGTGAGTTGCATTTGCTACTGTGCCTAGATAGTAAGGAGTGTTGACTACGATGTTACCACCAAAACTCTTATCAAACCAAACAACACCGCTAGTGAGTGTCTGTGCGTTTCCTGAAGTCACGATGTAATTACCAGCAGCTTTTGTGCTAGTGATTGCTAGTAGCTTACCTGCATTGACTGAAGCAACATAACCAACTGTCACTAGATCCGTAGATACGCCGTTAACATTTGGTACATTAGCTTGAATTACAGTACCAGCTGGAATCGTATTAAAAGGATCAACTGAAGCATAGATCAGGTTGCTAGTGCTTGCTGTTGCGATCTGGCCGAGGCCATTCTGTCCAATAGCAACGTTAGCACGAACTTGTGAACCATAGATAGTAGTGTTACCGCCGACTACTGAGTAAGTCGTAGTGCTTGCTGCTGGGTAACCAGTGCTGCCATTTGTATTTGGATTGTTGAAGTATGCATCAGTAAATGCTACGGTAGCCTTCACTGATTGGCTTGTAGTGTCAGAAAGAGCGAATGGAGTTGAGTTCGGATTTGCACTGAGGTTAGTAGCCGAAACACTGAATGTAGTCGCTGATACTACTTTCAATACATAATAGATTGTTCCAGCGAGCAGGCCGCCGACATTTGTTGCTACTACGAACGGCATACCAGCAAGAATGCCTTCTCCTGATGAACTAGTGACACCATTAGTAGGCTGTGATAGCGTTTCGGCGACTGTTACTAGGTCAGTAGCGGCTACTGTGTCAGTGATAGTAAGCACGGCTTGTGCTTTAGCGATTTTTAGTGGGCGTCCCATTTGTTTTTCCTTTTTGTTAGTCCAGGTTCTAGCTGGTACGCAGTGGGTAACTGCATAAACTCTCCGAATGAGAGTATTATGATTTATTTATCTTTTTGGGCAGTTTTAAAGGAGATTAAGCGTAGGTTGCGCCGACTGTATACCACTGAGTTGCAGTAGGTGCAATGAACTGTATAGTAGCTCCGCTTCCGGTTTGAGTAAATGCAGCGTTAGCAGATAGAGAGCCTATTGCTGCTCCTGATGCCGGATAGACGCTAAGTGCATTAGCAGTTGTATTTGTGATATATATTGCCATTCCAGGTGATGCGGCAGGCAATTGAACTCCATTGGCGCCTGAAGCTACTGTACTTACGACGTTAATCTCTTTCGTTAACACGGTAGCTGTACTTTGTGTCGATCCTGCGGCTGATACTGTAGGTGCAACTGACCGAATAGTATACGAGTTGGCGATTAGGTTAGCACCGGTAATGTTACCTGTTACTGACAGAGAAGTTAGCGTACCCACAGATGTGATGTTTGGTTGTGCTGCTGTTGTTACCGTGCCAGCAGTCGTCGCAGTACCGGCACTTGCTGCGTATGTCGCATTGGCAACAGTTCCAGTGACATTGGCCCCTGTGATAGCAGTAAGAGCGGAGCCATTACCGAAATGATTTCCAGTTAGATTTGCTCCTGAGATGTTACCAGTTACTGCAAGTGATGTAAGAGTACCAACTGAAGTGATGTTAGGTTGGGCATTTGTAGTTACAGTAGCAGCGGTTGTCGCAGTACCTGCACTCGTCGCGTATGTGGCGTTTGCTACTGTACCTGAAATATTACCAGCAGGGATATTTGTTAAACCAGCACCATTGGCAGTAATATTTGTAACACTTAGTGTACTGCTTGTTGAGTTGAACGTAAAGGCAGAACTGGCGCCGAAGGTGGCAATGCCGGCATTAAATTGAACTTGATTAAGAGTGCCGCCGGGCAAGCCGTTCCCAGAAACAGATCCAGTACCAGCAGCCCATGACAGATTGCCAGTTCCATCAGTCTGTAGATAATAGGTATTAGTACCGCCAGTGATCTTTACATTAGCGACAGAACCTAATGTTACCAGTCCGCCGGCAGGTCCACCGCGGTTAACCCAGCTAGCACCATCGTATACTAATACTTCACCGGCAGCAAGGGATGACGCAGTGATATTGAGATTGCCTACTGCTCCGTCAATCTGACTGAAATAGATGCTAGAATATCCAGTTAGGACTTCTACGTTCTCGTTAGGTGTAGTTTTACCGATGAACAGTCTTTTGTCATCAGTTGCCCAACCGAATTCGGCTTCATCTAACTGTGGCAGGTCTACTAAGTTACCTGCACGTTGCTGTATCTTGCTGATTTGGAGGATTGCCATAAGTATATCTTTACCCTAATATACTTATTTAGTCTTTAAAGATTAGAATCCTCTATAAGAATTTAGTGTAGTATTGTTCTAGTCGCTTGAACCACAGGTCGGAGTATTTGTCAAACTCGTTGCCCTCAATGATGAATTCTAGATATTGCGGTTTAGCCCACATTCCATCTACTAGTTCAGGCTTTACGCACATGAAGATAACGCCCTTGCGAATCTTTGTACCATAGACTTCGTTGTGAGCATTTGCATAAGCAGTGGTCTGCACAAAATAATCTTCAATCCACTCACGCTTCTTGACTTTATTAGATTGTTTGTGGTCCATAATAGCTTCAGCACCGTCGTGAACTCCACACAAGTCGGTAGTTCCTGCATAGATTTCAGGAAAATACAGAGAGACTTCAGTTCCCCAGTACTCGTCGCATTTAGATAGGCCCTGCTCAATAATCTGAGTGGCCATCAGATGGCTCTGTTGACTATATGGATTGCTGCCGGGATCGCCGCGCCTGTCTTCTTTGATGAAGTCTTCAATCCACTTGTGCATACGTGTTCCACGTCCTGCTGCTTCCACAGTGATCTCTTGTGCTTTGGCAGGACCTACGCGCTTTCGCCAGTTTGCTAAGGCTTGCTTAGATTCGTCTGACTTAGTAGCGTCTAGGATTGTAGTTACACTGGGTAACTTAGACCCATCCGGAGCAAGATATCGGCGCGAGCCATCAATCGTGACCTTCTTCATCTCGTCGTAGGGAAATTTATTAGTTATAGCCATGATTCATACTACTACAGAGAGCGGCCAATGTCAACTGGTTTGTGTTATTTTAATGCCTTGTGAGCCATTTTAGCCACAGTCTTTTTGTTGTCGTCATCGGTCTTGGCAGTTGTTTCCCCGTCTGATTGAGGTGAGTGACCCTTGAAAATAACTTTACCGCCTTGGATATTAGTGATCAAGTCTTTGAGCGGAGGAACCGTGATCATATTATAGATGTCCTCATCATCCAGGATGATATCATAATCCTGGAAATAATCTTGAAGTTCAGCTAGAGTATAATTATCCGCATCAATCTCACCATCACTAACTTCTTGCTCTAACTGATTTGTTAGTGCAACAATCTGAGGGGTGATTTGATTTCTATCATCTAGCTCAAAGAGGAACATAATTACCTCTTTGCACGACCGACATTACCTGATAGATCGTCTGATCCTTCCGGGGCCGGAGGAGGTGCTTCTGCCCCCATATCTGAATCTACATCTGCGTCCATGTCAGCCATGCCATCAACTGCATCGGTTTCGGCTCCGGGAAGTTCTCCACCGAATTCTTGTCCACCTTGTCCAGTGATCGTGCCTAATGCGCTTTTAAGAGTTGCCTGAGACTGTTGCAATGCAGCGTTGAGTGAAGAGAGTGCTTCCGATACCTGTTGATTGAATTGATCGCTCTCATTTGCGCCGATCTCAGACTGAATTGAATCAACCAGAGCAGGAAGTTCCTTCACAAGCATGTCACTTACTTCTTCTACCATCTTCTGAACAGAGTCAACCATGTCCTGTGCAGCAAGAATGACCTGTGACTTCTCAACTTCTTCGTTCTCAAACACGATGCGAGGCTGAGGAGTATTCTTTAGATGATATGAAAGAGCCTGTTCCATGAATACTAGCTTCATGTGCATTGGATTACGCTGATTCCTGTGGAAATCAACAGAGTGCTTTGATTCATTGATAAGTCCGCGCACTCTCTTGAGCATGTTGCGAGTCTGTAGATTGTCCAAATTAGAAGGATCAAAGTTATATCCGAAGGATTCTTTCAATGCTCTCTTAGCAACGTTCTTATTATCTAATTCATTAAGATTCATAGGTCACTCTTTCGTGTTGTCTAGTATTTATCACGCAAATTTAAAATTTGGCTTTTTATTGAGATCAAATTTTCTAGCTTGCATAATCTTAGAACTATTTATGTAAGAATTGATTTCTTCCACGATCAGGCGTCGCTTGTATACGTCTTCTTGTATTTTATTTATGTAGATCATTCGTGAGCCTTCTTCAGACTTGTTCCTAAGGATAGTCCTATGCACTGTCAAGTCAAAATCAATACTACATAACTTCGT